CAACCCACCATGTATTTCCAACTTAAAAACGTACCACTATTCGAGGGGGCGTATTGGATTATTGAGGTTACTCATAATGTTGCAAATAACACAGTATCAACATCATTTAAAGGTGTAAGGATACCTAAAGACTCATTACCTGATCCTAAAGAATCATTCACAGCGACATATCGTGTATTATTTGACAAAATAATGAACGCGGCTACGGCGAGAGGTAGTGTTGCATTAACAACCACGACAGAAGAAATTGTTAGAGGTGGTTTTGTTACAGATAGAGGACCTGAAGACTATAGAATACCTGGTGAGGAATTAATAGATGAATCGGGTGTTACTAATCTCGGACTACCGTATAATGGATACAATAATGTATTAGGAGTACAGAAAGTAAAATACAAAGGAAATATATGGTATCGTTCAAGGGTTATTCAAATGGGACAGGAAGCCCCGTTGTCGGACGGTATTGTTATGTCACTACCAACAAAATTAAGTGAATCGGTTATAGTTAAACCAAATCAATTAAAGTGGGGTGAAATAAAAAACAGTAATAAGTATTTCTTCTCTGTACCATTAGATTTCAGTGTTGCAAAAACAACAGACTATTTGATGTTCAATTCAACAACACAATTTTTGAATCCACTTAAGAACTTAGCAAAAACAGTAAATGCGGACTCACAATTAAATAGTGATAATGGTGCAAGATATGTTAATGGACCAATAGATTCGGGTGAAAGAGTAATACAAAGTGTAGAAAGTGGAAACTCAGAATACTTTGGTTTAACCTTATCAAAAAACCTTATGAAAGACTTAAAATTGGTTAATGGAGATGTAGTATACTTTACAATTGAGTAATTTCATGGATAATTACTGATTTGGTGATATTTATATTAAAAAGAACAATTATGGATAATTTAAAAATAGGTTCAACACTTGATAACTTCTTAGGAAATAAGTCGGTAAAAAATCTAAATGAGGATGGGACTGAACAAGAAGTTTGTGACATGAATACTGGTGAATGTTACGTAATCCGTTCCAAAGATGGTATCGTAGAGAGAATTAACAAACGATACATAACCGAAGATGGAAGACAATTATTAAGCGACTAAGATGAGTTTAGAGAATAAATTACACGAGGAGTTACTCAGATATAAGAGTATCAACAATTATCAAAAATCATTAATCTCAGAACAAGAAGAGATACCTGCAGATGAATTACCAACAGGTGACGCACCTGAAGGTGACGCTCCGATTGAAGATATTCCTGCAGAACCTGAAGGAGATGCACCAATTGAAGGTGGGGAAGAAACTATAGAAGATGCGCCCGATGCGGATGTTGAAGAGATTGATATTACTGATTTAGTTAATATGACACAAAACATTAAAAATGATTTAGACGCATCTAAATCAGATAATGACCAAGTTATATCAAAAATGGGTGATTTATTTTCAAAACTTGATGATTTAGAAGGTAAACTTTCACAAATGGATAATGTCATCGCGAAGATTGACGGACTCGAAAGTAAAGTAGAGGACATGAAAGAACCTACACCACAAGAAAAATTAGAGATGAGATCCTTAGATTCATATCCATTTAATCAAAACCCATCTGAATTCTTCAAAGAAAAACAGTTAGATATGAAGAACAGTGGAAAAAACGAATATGTTATCACAAAGTCAGACATCGAAGATTATAATCAAAAAGAGATGAGAGACTCTTTTATAGAACCTGATGAAGATGACAAGGTTGAATTCTAATATTAAATTCTTTCTCGAACTACAATCACAATTAAAAGTTTTACACTGGCAGACTAAAAGTCATGCTAAACACTTAGCATTTGGTGAAACATATCACAAGTTAGATGAATTAATCGATTTATTCGTAGAGGTTTCTATGGGTAAGTACGGTAGATTTAAATTAACGGAAGATGACCGAGTGTTAAATATTAATAACCTATCAGATATTGATCTCGTCGCAATGATCAAAGTTGCTTGTGATGTGATATGTGATATAGAGATAGACCCAAAAGATACTGACCTTTTAAGTCTACGAGACGACATACTTTCACAAGTCAGTAAACTATCTTATCTACTTACTTTAAGGTAATTTTTTAGAGAAACATCAAAATTTTATTGTTCAGGGGGGTTGACTTTTGAAACTTTTTTGTGTACCATTTTATTACAATTTAAATAACACAAAAATTTATTAATTATGAGCAATTCAATTGACGCGATTCTTTCTCAATACGAGAAAAATACGCAAAGAGCCACAAGTGGCAACGGAATGTCGAACGAAGACCGACTGAAAAGATACTTCACAACTATTTTACCTAAAGGAACTCCAAGTGGACAGAAGAGAATTAGAATTCTTCCTACTGCAGATGGATCAAGTCCTTTTAAAGAAGTTTCATTCCACGAAATCCAAGTTGATGGGAAATGGATGAAATTATACGATCCGTCACAAGATGGTGATCCTTCACCACTTAACGAAGTTCAAAAAGCACTATTAGCGACAGGAACTGAAGCGGATAAAGTAAACGCTAGAAATTACAGAGCGAGAAAATTCTACATTGTTAAAGTTATCGACAGAGACAAAGAAGAAGATGGACCTAAATTTTGGAGATTCAAACACAACTACAAAGGAGAAGGACCTCTCGACAAAATTATCCCTATCATCAAAAGTAAGGGTAATATTACCGATTTGGTAGAAGGAAGAGATTTGATTTTATCTCTAACATTATCTAAAGCACCAAACGGTAGAGAATACACAACTATTAATTCAATCATTCAAGAAGATAAGTCACCACTACACAATGACTCGGAAGTTTCAAATACGTGGGCAAATCATCCTGATACTTGGAGAGATGTGTACTCGGTAAAACCACAAGAATATTTAGAAATGGTCGCATTAGGCGAAGTTCCGCAGTGGGACAGAGACGCTAAGAAGTATGTTTCTAAGGCAGAAGGAGAAAGTGATTTTGGAGGAACTACAGTAACTGCACCTGTTGAAAATACAGTTGTTACTGAAGATCCACAAAGTAAACAAGAAGCATCTGACGAACTACCGTTTTAAAGTAGACCTTGGGTCCCCCACCTCACAGTATTGGTGGAGCTGCAACCGACATGTTTGACCCTATTGTCGGCCCTATGAGGAACGGGGGACCCTTTTTTAAAAATATAATATGGCAATAAAGAAAAAAGATTTTAAAAGTATTAAGTCGAAGTTTTCAAAACAGGCGAAGTTCAAGTCTGATAAATTTCTTGACTTAGGAGATTCTTTCTTAGACGCAACAGGTCTACCAGGTCCCGCTATGGGACATATCAATATGTTCTTAGGACATTCAGATACAGGAAAGACTACTGCACTTGTTAAGACTGCAGTTGATGCACAAAAGAAAGGAATATTACCTGTTTTCATAATCACTGAACAAAAATGGGATTTCCCTCACGCAAAGTTGATGGGTCTCGAAATAGAAGAAGTGGTTGATGAAAGTACAGGGGAAATAGAATATGACGGATTTTTTCTGTTCAATAATCAATTCCAATATATTGAACAAATCACCGATTACATAAATGAATTAATTGACGCTCAACAAAAAGGTGAGATCGAATACGATCTACTTTTTCTATGGGATTCAGTTGGTTCAGTACCATGTAAAATGACCTTCGATGGTAAAGGTGGTAAACAACACAATGCATCTGTATTATCAGATAAAATTGGGATGGGTTTAAATCAGAGAATATCTGGTTCAAGACGAGTTGAATCTAAGTATACAAACACTTTGGTTATCGTAAACCAACCATGGGTAGAATTACCCGATAATCCATTTAGTCAACCTAAAATTAAGGCGAAGGGTGGAGAATCGATTTGGTTGAATTCAACTTTAGTATTCAGATTCGGAAATCAGAAAAACGCAGGAACTAATCCTATCTCTGCAGTCAAAGACAAGAGAAAGGTAAAGTTTGCTACGAGAACTAAGATTTCGATTATGAAGAATCACGTAAACGGTTTAGGTTATGAAGATGGAAAGATCATCGTAACCGCACACGGTTTTTTGAGTGGAAAAGATTCTGCAGAAGAAAAAAAGTCCTTAGAGGCGTACAAATCTGAACATGCAGAATATTGGAAGAGACAGTTAGGTATAGACGGAGACTTTGATATCAAGGAGGATGTTTAACCCACTTTTGTTTAACCTTTAAAAGGTATAAATGTCAGTTTTATTAGTAGACGGAGATAATTTACTTACAATCGGATTTTATGGAGTTAAAAACTACTTCTATAAAGATGAACATATTGGAGGTATATATCATTTTCTAAATACTCTAAGGAGATCTTTCGAAAATTATCGTTTAGATAAAATTGTTGTCTTTTGGGATGGTGAAGATGGTTCACAGTCTCGTAGAAAGATCTACCACAAGTATAAGGAAAACAGAAGATCAAGAATTCGTTCGGACAAAGAAAAAGAATCATATACAAGACAAAGACGAAGAGTAAAACAATACTTGGAGGAATTGTATGTGAGACAAGGAGAGTTCGAATTTTGTGAAACAGATGACTGTATCGCATACTATTCACAAAACACAAAAGAAAACTGTATAGTCTATTCTTCAGATGGAGACTTAGCTCAGTTGGTTTCGGAAAACGTGAGAGTCTACAACCCCTCTCACAGAAGACTTTACGATGAAAATGATATAATACCTTACGAGAAGGAAGATATCCACATAAAGAACGTTAAAATCGTTAAAATGATGTGTGGAGATCGATCTGATAATATCGCAGGGATTAGAAACATGGGAATCAAGAAGTTTTTAGGGATTTTCCCCGAAGTAAAAGAGAGACCGATCACAGTTCAACACGTGATTGACAAATCAAATTCATTATTCGAGGAAGATAAAAATAACACCACAGTCAAAAATCTTCTAACAGGAGTCACTAAGTACGGAGTTTTTGGTGAAGAATTTTTCACTTTGAATGAAAGTATAGTCAGTTTAGACGAACCTTTTCTAACAGATGAGGCAAGAGAAACTATTGTTGACTTGATACATGAAGATTTGGACCCCGAGGGAAGGTCCTATAAAAACACAATGAAGATGATGATGGAAGATGGGATTTTTACTGTTCTCCCTAAATCGGACGATGCGTGGATAAAGTTCCTCAACCCTTTCTTACGACTTACTCGTAAGGAAAAAAATAAACGTGTTATAAAAATAAAAAAGAAATGAGTAGTAACGACACAACTAAATTAGAATTCTTGTTAACCCTGAGTGGTAACATAATTTGTCAAAGATTCTTCAATGTGAGGAATTATAATTCAAAAGTTAGAAGATCTCTTAATTTACATCACGAAGTGAAAAATATTTGTGAAGAAATTCAAGAAGATTTGAAACAAAAAACATTGGAATTTCTACACGAAAATCCAAATTATTTTCCCGTTTCAGGGGGTAATAATGACGAAGGTCAAGACCTAAAAGAGAACTTCCAATTGGAAATAAAGCAAAATGACGAAGTATTTATTTCAAGGATATTCCCTGCACATATCTACCATCCAAAAGTTAGATATTCTGTAGACATTCGTCCCAAACTTAGAAGGTTCTTAGGGGAACTTAGTGAGACCCTATCTTCAACAAAATTAATAACAAAATATATGAATTACGAATTAACTAAATAAAAGAGTATTATGAGCGAGATGACTGAAAAAACATTTGAAAATTTAGGAAACGGTTTCCAACAAACTTTGATAAAGTCAATAATTGAAGACACAAAATATGGAGAACAAATTATTGACGTTCTTGACCCAAAATACTTTGAAAATAATTCGTTTAGATATATAGTTCAAAACATTAGAGAACTAAATGAGTCTTATAGAAGAATACCAAACTATTCTACTCTAAAACAGAAAATTATGGATGATACCACATCTAATCCGATGAGTGGTAAAATTCATACAGACACCCTTTTTAGTATAGAGGAATTAGATGAAAGGACTCATGGACCAACATACGTAAAAGACACCGCACTTAACTTTTGTAAACAACAGAATTTAAAAAAAACACTTAAAAAGTTCATGGTATAATGGACGGTGGTGATTTCCAAGAGTATGATAAGATAACTGAATTAATTAATGAGGCATTACAAGTAGGTGTTACTGATGATGATATTACTGATATCACTGAAAACATACTTGAGTCTTTGGAAAAAGATACAAGGACACCAATTGCAACAGGGATTGATGGTTTAGACAACTTACTTAAAGGTGGTTTAGGTCATGGTGAATTAGGAATGGTTATCGCACCAACAGGTACAGGTAAAACAACAATACTGACAAAATTTGCAAACACGGCAGTTAATTTAGGTTTCAACGTAGTACACATCTTTTTTGAAGATACAGAATCACAAATAAGAAAAAAACACTACACGATTTGGACAGGTAATGACAGTGACTATCAAAGTGAAACTCAAGAAAATAAAGTCGAAACTGCACAAAAAGTTGAAGAGACTGTAACGAGAGAAGGTTTTGGTCAAATGAAATTGATCAAAATGATAAGTGATACCACAACAGTTGCTGACATTAGAAGAAAATTAAGAAAGATTGAAAGTACAGGTTTTAGTATAGACCTGATAGTTATAGATTACATTGAATGTGTAGGATCTGATAAAGGAGTCTTCGGTGAAGAATGGAAAGGAGAGGGTTCAGTAATCAGAGCGGTAGAATCAATATGTTCAGAAATGAATGTGGCGGTTTGGACGGCAACACAGGGTAATAGAAACTCAATTTCTGCAGACGTTGTAAACGTTGATGATATGGGTGGTTCGATTAAGAAGGCACAATCGGCTCACGTTATCATATCTATTGCTAAGAGTTTAGAACAAAAAGAAAATAAAACTGCCAATGTGACTCTTGTTAAATCAAGGATTGGTAGAGATGGTGTAAACTTCCTTAATTGTAAGTTTGATAACCAATATTTGGATATTGATGTCACTGAACAAGAAACGTTATTGGGACACCAAATCCGTAAAGAGGAGAGTAGTATGGAGAGAGCGAGAGCACTCTACAAAAAATCTAAAAACCTCGACATATAATTAATACTAATAAATAAAATTTTAAACAATGACAGAAAAAATCTTACAAGAAAACCCAGGACGATTTGTCCTTTTCCCTATAAAACATCATGATATATGGAAATATTATAAACAACAAGAGGTGAGTTTTTGGACTGCAGAAGAAATTGACTTGGCTCAGGATGTTAATGATTGGTCTAATAAACTTAATGATGATGAAAGACATTTCGTAAAACATGTATTGGCATTTTTTGCAGCATCAGATGGAATTGTTAATGAGAACCTTGCAGAAAATTTTGTGAATGAAGTACAATATACTGAAGCGAAATTCTTTTATGGTTTCCAAATTGCAATGGAAAACATTCATAGTGAGACTTATTCCTTATTGATTGACACATACATTAAGGACACCGACGAACAAAACAAATTATTTAATGCTATTGAAACAATACCCGCAATCAAAAAGAAGGCGGAGTGGGCACTTAGATGGATTGAGTCTGACTCATTTGCGGAAAGACTTATTGCGTTCGCTGCGGTTGAGGGTATTTTCTTTTCAGGATCATTCTGTTCTATCTTTTGGCTCAAGAAACGAGGTTTAATGCCAGGTTTAACGTTCTCGAATGAATTGATTTCAAGAGATGAGGGACTACATTGTGATTTTGCATGTCATTTATATAACGAACATATCTCTAAAAAACTAACAAAAACAAGAATCAAAGAGATTATCTTATCTGCGTTAGAAATCGAGAAAGAATTCATATTAGAAGCACTTCCTGTAAGATTGATTGGTATGAATTCAGAACTCATGGGACAATACTTAGAGTTTGTTACTGACAGATTACTTGATTCTTTAGGTGTAGCTAAACATTTCAAATCAGAGAACCCATTTGATTTTATGCAAAATATTGCACTACAAGGAAAAACTAATTTCTTTGAAAAGAGAGTTGCCGAATATCAAAAGGCGGGGGTGAATAACGATACCGAAGAAGACTTAAACTCTGCGTTCGGGGATATGGATTTTTAATATAAAGAAAGATGAAGGTAAAAAAGAGAGACGGTTCTTTAGAAGAAATGAGATATGATAAGATCACAAGGAGAATATCTGCCTTGTGTTCTGACTTAAATTTGGAATATGTTGACCCAACTTATATAACCCTGAAAGTTACTCAAGGTATATATGATGAAATATCAACAACAGAATTAGATCAATTGACTGCGGAGACCGCGGCTTCAATGACCACAACACACCCTGATTATGCAAAATTGGCGGGTAGAGTGGCAGTAACTAATTTACATAAAACAACACCAAAAAAGTTTTCTTTGGCAATCAAAGAACTCTACTCTTTTGTTGAACCAAGAACAGGTAAAGAATCATCTTTAATTTCTGATGAACTTTATGAATTTGTAAAGAAAAACAAATCTGTTATTGATGGTGCTATTGTACAGGAAAGAGATTTTGATTTCGATTATTTCGGTTTTAAAACCTTAGAAAGATCTTATCTTTTGAAAATAAGTGATAGGATTGTCGAAAGACCTCAGTATTTGTACATGAGAGTGGCATTAGGTATTTGTAATGGTGACATTGAAATGGGTCTCAGAATTTATGATGACTTATCTCAACACTTTTATACTCATGCAACACCAACATTATTTAATGCGGGAACAAGGAGACCACAAATGTCTTCATGTTTCTTAATTGGAAACAAAGGTGACGATATTAATGGGTTGTTTGATACTATCAAAGATGTTGCAAATATTTCTAAATGGGCAGGTGGTATTGGATTACATGTTCACGACGTTAGATCTAAAGGTTCATATATAAAGGGAACTGGTGGGGAGTCAGATGGTTTATTACCAATGATGAAAACTTATAATGAAGTTGCGAGATGGATTAATCAAGGTGGTAAGAGAAAAGGTTCTTTTGCAATTTATCTTGAACCATGGCACGCCGATATATTTGAGTTCATTGAATTAAGAAAAAATCACGGAAAAGAGGAGATGAGAGCGAGAGATTTGTTCTTGGCTATGTGGACACCCGATTTATTTATGAAACGTGTTGAGGAGGATGGAGAATGGACGTTATTTTCACCTGATGAAGCACCAGGTTTATCAGATGTTTATGATTCACCTGATTCAAAGGATTTTACTGAACTTTATACAAAATATGAAGAAGAAGGTAAAGGTAGAAGAGTTGTCAAGGCAAGAAAACTTATGGACGCGATCTTAACTGCACAAATAGAAACGGGTACACCTTATATGTTGTACAAGGATGCTGCAAATAGTAAATCTAATCAAAAGAACTTAGGTACTATTAAATCATCTAATTTGTGTACGGAGATTATAGAATATAGTTCACCTACAGAACAGGCAGTTTGTAATTTGGCATCTATCGCACTACCAAAGTATATTGTAGATGGTGAGTTTAATCATAAATTATTGTACGAGTATGTTTATCAAGTTGTAAGAAACTTAAACAATGTAATTGATCTGAACTTTTATCCAACAGAAGAAACCAAAAGATCAAACTTTAAACATAGACCTGTCGGTTTAGGTATCCAAGGTTTGGCGGATGTCTTTTGTTTATTAAAGTTACCGTTCGAATCTGAAGTTGCGGATGATTTACAAACAGAGATCTTCGAAACAATCTATTTTGCGGCGATGACATCAAGTAAAGACATTTCAAAAGAAGTTGGGGCATATGAATCTATTTCAGGGTCTCCAATTGAGAAAGGTGTTTTCCAATACGAAATGTGGGGATTAAAAGATAAAGATCTATCAGGTAATTGGGATTGGAAATCATTAAGAAAGGAAGTCGTTAAATATGGTGTGAGAAATTCTTTATTGTTTGCACCAATGCCAACTGCATCAACAGCACAAATTTTGGGTAACAACGAGGCGTTCGAACCTTTTACAACTAATTTATACTCAAGAAGAACTTTAGGTGGTGAATTCATTGTGATTAATAAACACTTGGTTTCCGCACTTATGGAAAATGATTTGTGGAGTGATGAGATTAAGGATAAACTTATCATGGAAAATGGTTCAGTACAAAACATTCCTGAGATTCCTACAGAAATTAAGGAGATTTATAAAACTGTTTGGGAGATGTCTCAAAAAAGACTTTTACAAATGGCAGCAAGAAGATCAGTATTTATTGATCAATCACAATCACTTAATTTATTTATAAGTAATGCAACCAAGGCAAAGTTATTGGCAGCACACTTATATGGATGGAAGTTAGGTTTGAAAACAGGTATGTACTATTTGAGAACTCGTTCAGCGGTAGATCCGTTAAAAGGTTTAGGTATCAGTACCCAAAGAACGAAACCTACACCTGAAAGTAAGGATCAATCAACAGATAAAACAGATAATCCTGTACCAACATCAAATTCAATTATTAGTGAAAACAAAGAATTGGTGATGGTAAATTCACAAGTTGAGAGACCAGATGATTCTCCTTTTGACTGTGAAGGTTGTGGATCTTAACCCATTTTATATAATTAATTATTAAAACCCCTCACTTCGAGGGGTTTTTATTTACACTCATTTTGTTATTGATTATATTTATTAGTATGGCAATAACCTATGGTATAGATTTCCCCTTTAGAGAAAGTGTTAAGGGTGATTATTTAAAAATGACTACAACCCCTGAAAGAGAGGTTAGATCAAATCTTATACATTTGATTTTAACTAAAAAGGGTAGTAGGTATTATTTACCTGATTTTGGTACGAGAATATATGAATACATATTCGACCAAAACGATATGGTTACATTCAATTTAATTGAAGAAGAAATTAGGGAAGGTTGTAAAAAGTATTTACCGAATCTCGACATAAACTCAATAAGGGTAATATCTGCGGAAGATGATAGTGATCCCGTAACGACTGTAGATGAAGACACGGACGACAGAATATTTAGGTTAGCCGATCCATCTACAAAACCATATACCGCCAAAGTCAAGATTGACTATACGGTAAATGACGGAGCGTTTTCATCATCAGATTTTGTAATTATAAACATATAATATGGCAAAGAAAATATCATACGCTAAAAGAGATTTTGCAGGATTAAGAGAAGATCTTGTAAACCTTACAAATGATTTTTACCCTGATTTGGTAAAAAATACAAATGATGCATCGATATATTCGGTGTTATTAGATTTAAACGCTGCGATAGGCGATAATCTACATTACCACATAGATAGAGTTTGGCAAGAGACAATGTTAGACTTTGCACAACAAAGAAGATCATTATTTCATATCGCAAAAACATACGGTATTAGAATACCTGGTAACAGACCATCAGTCTCTTTAGTTGACTTCTCAATCAACGTACCTGTAAGAGGTGACAAAGAAGATGAAAGATACTTAGGTATATTAAAAGCGGGGGCACAAGTATCAGGTGGAGGTCAAACATTTGAAACTATTGAGGATACAGACTTCTCAAACCCATTCAATAATAAAGGAGAACCAAACAGATTAAAGATCCCAAATTTCGATTCAAATAATAAGTTAATATCTTATACTATTACGAAGAGAGAGGCAGTAGTTAATGGTGTATCAAGAGTATTTAGAAGGGTTGTTACTAAACAAGATCAAAAACCTTTCTTTAAGTTGTTTCTACCTGAAAAAAATGTTTTGGGTGTCGTATCTATTATTCATAAAGAGGGTACAAACCTCACTTCAAACCCAAGTTCATCTGAGTTTTCCTCAGAACGAAATAGATGGTATGAAGTCAAGAGTTTAATGGAAGACAAAATATTCTTACCTGATACTACTTCCGCATCAGACAAAGATAATTTCACATCTGGTGATTATAAAAGAGTTACAAACAAGTTTATTAGTGAATATACTCCTGAAGGTTTTATGTGTGTAACTTTTGGTTCAGGTAGTGTTGATCCTTTAGATAATTTAGATTCATATAACTCAGGAAATTTAAAAGTTAATTTGGCAACACACCTCAATAACCTTTCTTTAGGATCTGTACCTAAAGCGGGTTCTACAATTTTTATAAAATACAGAATAGGTGGTGGTAAAAACAGTAATTTAGGTGTTAATGTAATCACTTCAGTGGATAATGTTGAATTTAACGTCAATGGACCACTAACTAATGTTAACAACCAAATAGTACAATCTTTAAACGTAACAAACGTAACTCCTGCGATTGGAGGTTCAGAACAACCAACAATTGAAGAAATAAGAAATTTAGTTGGTTTTAATTTTGCGGCACAAAACAGGGCGGTAACTCTAAATGATTATAAATCATTGATTGAGACAATGCCATCTACTTTCGGTGCACCTGCAAAGGTTAATGTAATGGAAGAGGATAATAAAATAAAAATTAAATTATTATCATACGACGACTCAGGAAATTTAACCGATACTGTATCTAACACTTTAAAAAACAATATATTAAGATACCTCACAAATTATCGTATGATTAATGATTACTTAGATATCATAAGTGGTGAAGTGATTGATTTAGGTGTGGATGTCGATCTTGTAATAGACAAAAACGTTACTCAATCAGATGTACTTAAAGACGTTATTACAAGTACAACAGAATTTTTTAATATTGACCGTAGAAAAATGGGAGACCCATTGTTTGTTGGTGAATTACAAAAAACCATATCAGATATTACGGGAGTTGTAAATGTTGTGAAGATAAAAATAAAGGGTATCACAGGAGGTGAGTACTCAACTTCAGAAGTGTCTCAAGGATATGTCGATGATACAACAAAAGAAATCTCACAATCTGATTCAACAATCTATATGAGAAGTAATCAAATTTATCAAATAAGATTCCCTAACAAAGACATCAAAGTAAGAGTAAAAACTTTAGGTTCCACTACATTCTAAAAATTCTTTTCTGTATTATTATTAATTAGGGAAAATAGGTTCCAATCTATTTATATGATATGATACAGAAACATCGAATAAGAACAGAAATCGGTAAGGATCATAAGGTAACTGTTGAGTTAAAACAAGACTACGATCTTTTAGAAATCCTTTCACTTAAGTTCACACAACAAGATATATATACATCTATTTGTGCGGATTACGGTGTTATCTGTGGTAGAATAACTGCGAATCAAGGATTCGGAGTTGCAAATGCAAGGGTTTCAATTTTCATTCCTTTAGATGAGGTCGATGAGGAGGATCCTGTAGTTTCTGCACTCTACCCATACAAATCTACACAAGACACAACAACTGAGGGGTACAAATACAATTTGTTTCCTAAAAGAAAACAACACACAGGACATACACCAACAGGGACATTT